TCCTCTTCGATTTTTTGTGGGAAATCCCAAGACAGGAGGTTATGGCCTTACTCTTACTTCTTCTCACACTGTTGTGTATTACTCTAACGATTACTCATTAGAAGTAAGGTTACAATCAGAAGACCGAGCGCATAGAATAGGACAAACCAATAAAGTGACATATGTAGATTTAATGGCGGATCATACTATAGATGAGAAGATTGTAAAAGCATTGAATGCTAAAATAGATCTGGCTAGTCAAGTTATGGGTGAAGACCCAAAGAAAATACTATTCGGCTAATGCTCTTTCGAGCAGTACTTCGAGTCTTATTACTCGTTCTTTTATTTCTGGGATGTCTGATAATATTATCGTTTCTAATTGTACTTGTTTTGATTCAACTGCTTGTAGTCTTGTTGACATCATTCCGTAAGTTGCACCTGCGGTCACTAAGATTAATCCGACCCAAATAATATTTTTAAGACTATTATCCATAGTTATTATCGGCAATAGCTTTTAGTTTATCGTACGTACTCATTACTTTACCACCTTGATTGTAACCCATCATTCCAGGTGACATTTTTTCAAACTGTAAGTTTTTCATAATACGATCATCAATGTTATCACTTGCTGATAAAGATTCAGTATTTAAATTTTGATTAGGAAAGCTGCTCATATATCCACCATCAGCAAAACCAAAACCCATTGTTGGATAACCACTAAAATATGGATCAGCATTACTATTAAGAATATCTAAAGCTTCTTGAGAACCAGGACTGTTTGGAAATACTTTATCTCCCACCATTGTAAGGCCTGTATCAACTTGTTCTGTAACAGGACTGCCATCACTAAATACTAATTCTTGTCCAGCTTGTGTTACAGCTTTTCCTGGAACACCACCTTCAGGAAAACTATTAGGATCTACTCCACTGTAATCTGTTACAGAAACATCTTCAAAAATATCTTCATCATTTGTTCTTAAATTTATTAAATCATTGATAGCTGATAGATTTATCTCTCCTGGTGTTAAGGCTTGTTCTATTGCTTCTTTGTCATCACCAAAAGCATTTCTTCGTGCTTCATTTTCTTTTTGAAATTTATCTTGAAGTACCATATCGTTGTAAGCTACTGGATCAAATTGATCAGTGCCAAAAGCAGGGTTAGGAACTCCGTATGGGTCTAAAGTATTTCTTCTAACTTGATTTGGAATAATTCTTGATATTGTATCTTCATAAAATGGTTCATTATTTAAACCAAGAGGATCACCGTACACTAAGTTATTTCTCATTCTTGTACTGGTTTCATTGTTTTTAACTACTTTATTAAAATCATTGGTGTCTTTACCGCTTGCAATATTAATTAATTTGCTTTTAAGTGAATCAAGACCAAACATACTTGCTAAATCTTTTGCCATGGTAGAAGCATCTTTACCAAAACCTGTTGCTGCTTTTTTACCGCCGCCTAATGCATTAGCGAGTATTCCTAATGCTCCTCCTTGTTTAACATAGTTACCAATACCTTGAGCTATTTTTACAAGAGGGTTAGGAAAACGTTTTTTAAATATTTTTTTACCACCTGGCGTGCTTTTAAATTTATTCATTTCTACTTGGTATTGGTTTCTTCCACTACCATCATTTGCAGGAATGTTTTTAAGTTCGTCTTTTCTATCTATTAAAGCTTCTAAACCAGTTTTTTGTGTTTGTTTTTTATTATCTTGTTGACTTCCTTGATTAGATCTAGCTTCTTCTCGAATGGTAGCTCTTCTTTCATTATATCTTTTTTTAGCCTGAGCTTTAAATTTTTTTGATTTTTTTCCTCCTCTTCCTCCTCTTTTTAATGTGTCTATACCGCTCATACCTGACCTCTATTTCCTAAAGCAATGGCTTCATCTAAATCGCCACCTGCTAATGCTACACGTTGAGCATCATTTAAATTTGTTGGAGCATTTGATCCCATACCAACACCCGTAGCTGCTATTGCTTGATTCATATTATCAAAATCAACATTAAGAAAAGGATCAACATTAGGAGAAGACATCATTGCAGCCGAGTCTACCTGTTCATTTTCTATTGCAAATTTTGCACCTACACGTTGACCATCTGGACTAAACTCAGGTTGGCTTTCTGCTTTAGTAATATTTACTCCTGTTGCATATCCATCATCGCCAATTTCTATTTCCATTGTTTCTTTTCCTGGATACGCTACATTAGCTTCATTTTTTCCTGCAAACAACATAAGTTTCATTACATCTACAGGATTACTAGGATCATAATTACTTCTAATTTCTTCTGGTATATTTTCTGTTTCTACTCCAAAAGTATCTCCACCACTCATACGTCCTAAAGTAATTAAAGCTTGACGTTTTGCTAAATCACTTAACTCTGGATTCATTAGAGTTGTTAACCCATCTAAAAATTTTGGATCAGCCATTTTACTCATACCGTAACGAGCAGCTAAAACATATCCTAAATTTCCAAAAGGGTTACTAGCAATTAAACCTCCAAAAGCTAAATTTGTAACAGCGCTTACACCACCTAAGAAACCACGACGTTTAACAAACTCAGAAACATTTCCAAAATTTGTTTGTTGTATTTCTTGAGCTAAAGCTACTACATTTCTTAATTTATCATGTTGTTCTTTTCCAAATATTTCTATCATGCTTGCTGTTTTATTAGGATTAGTAAGACCAAATACATCTTGTAATCTTTCTACATCTAAAATAGGAATATTAAATTGCGCTGTTTTAACGGTAGATTCTGCTTCTTTCCCTGAAAGAAAAGATTTAACTTGACCAAATGCTGTAGGCTCTCCTTTAGTTTTGATTGTACCACTAATATATCTTGTGGTACCTCTTATTTGATCATCAAGATATGATCGAGCAACGGCTTTTAAAGCATCATCTCCTAATGCTACTTTCATTTCTTTTATAGCAAGTGGTGCCATAGAACTTGCATCGTTCATTAATATTTTAGCAACCATGTCACCTGTTAACATTCCTGGATTTTCATCAGCGAATGCTTTCATAATATTTTGATCTGCTAAAGCTAGTATTTGTCCTGTTCGTCCTTTAGTAAAATTAACATTATTAAAAAAATACTGATTGGCTAAATCCATAGCTCCTGCAAATTCTTTTACTAATTGATTTTTTCCTGATGCTTCATCAAATTGTTTAAACGATCCAAAATCATTTAATGTTTCAATCATTGCTTTTGTAAAGTTTTCTACACCACCTATATCAGGTCCTAATGCGGCATCTCCAGCAGCAGCTCTTTTCATAGCATTTAATTCTGCTTGTAAATCTGCAAATTGTCGGCCTGTTATAAATTCTTTGTCTATATATTGAAGGTTAATTAAGGCATCTGTATATGATCTAGCTTTTCCTGTAAAAGGCCCTAAAATATCATCTAGTTTAGCCATGTTATATTCATTAGGAACATTAACTCTTAGACTTCCAGCACCTGCTGGTTTTCCATTTGGTCCATAGGTAGCATATTCTAAAGCTCTGGCTTCATTTTTTAATCTTTCTAAAGGAATAAATTCATCTCCTACTTTATCTGCCAAAGCATCTGCTCTTTTATATAGAACAGCTTTAGATGAAGAAAATCTAGAAATCATATTTCTAAATTCTTTTGAAGCTAATGCACCTGAATCAGCAAATAACGAAACAGGAGAAAGATTATTTAATACGCCGTTAATTTGATTAGCAACAGCCACTTGTTGTGCGTTCTGAGCTTGCCTTGCTTTCGTTGCAACGAAAGGAAATAACCCAATTACTTTTCCAGCCGCATTAACAAATCCAGATTTAGAAGTAGAAAAAACATTCATGGGAATATTTAATTTTTTTGCTTGATCTAAAACATCAACCATTACTTGGTTTCCAGCCGCATCTACGCCGCCTGAAACTTTCATTCCTTTTTTAACACCAAATAAATTTGGCCCTAAATAATTTTTCATTAAAGGCCATATTCTAGATAATCCTACGGCCCCTCCTGACCATAATAATTCATTACGTTGATCAATTAAATTTCTAATAGCTTCATCATTTTTATATGCTGCAGACGGATCAGGTAATCCCATAATCTGTCTTGTCATATCATTAATTAAATCATACGCTTCGTTTCCAATACTTTTAGCTGCTATGTTTGTTCCTATCATAGCTGCTGCTCCAGCTACGGGATTTTTTTTCAACGTTGACATAATAGCATTTTTTAAATTTCTTTGTTGCCATGCAGGAGCATCTCCAATCATCTGTGAAGCTAATGCTAAATCAGCTCCAATAACCACTGAATCAGAAGCAACCTGTTTAGGATCACTGCCAGGAAGTATATTTACGCCAGTATTTTTTAATCCTTCTATAAAAGTATCTGATTGAAATGTGTTGCCGCCAGGTATTATTCCTTGAATTACTTCTCCTACGGCTGCACCAAATCCTGGAGCACCTTCTTGATTTGCTTTTATTTTTTGTTGTCTAATTGTTTCTTTTATAGGATCGTTAATTAAGTTTTGATCTTGTTCTAATTGAGCCATAATAGCAGGATTACTTGTTACTTTGTTTCCTGCAATTGTTCCTGCAATTTGTTCTATAGCTAAAGCTTCTTTGTTATTTCTTGGTTTAAAAGTATCACCGTTTTTATACGTAATGCCTTCTACTGTTTCAGGAACGTCAATAGCAAATTGTTCGCTTATACCAAAACCGCTTAGATCAACTTGTACAGAAACTGTGTTCATTAATTTAATACTACCTCTCCGTCTAATGTTATAGTAAAGGTACCTCCTGTGCCTTTTTCTAGACTTCCGCTTCCAGCTCCTTCGTTAATAAGACCGTCTGTTCTTCGAGAATCGTATTCTGCGTAACCATCTTCCATCATTTGATCATAGTAAGAAGGAAAACTATATTTTATTTGTTCTAATGTATCTGCTCTTGCTTCTAATAATTGACGTCTTAATTCTTTTATTTTTACCATAACGTCTACAGAAGAATCACCATATATATTTAAGTCTTTTGCTGCACGTTCAATATCATCTAAGTTTAATCGACCTGATGATTTACGTGCTCTTGCTATTGCATAAATAATAGAGTTTGCTCTGACTTCATTGGCAGGAAGTTCTGTATCAAACCAACCTAATTTATTAAATATAGCCCGTCTCTCATCTTCACTTTCAAATAATTCTATGCCAAATTTATTTTTTCCACCGTTTATTTCTGCAGCCATCTGACCTCTTCCAATTGCTCCTAGTTGATCAAAAGATTTGTTAGCAGCTACTAAAGCTTCATGATCTTCTTGATTTATCAATCCTGCTTTTAAATCAGCTAAATACTTTTCGGAACTTAATGTAAATTTAATTGATGATTGAATACTTTGAAATTTTTCTCCCGCTTTTATTTTTCTACCATCACTTAATGTTTTATCTTCGTTAAAAAACCCATTGTATTGACTGTTATAAAAATCACTAAATATTTGTGAATATGTTTGCATGTATTTTTGTAACCCTGCAAAAGCTCCTGCTCTTCCTGGTTTGTCTAAAAAAGATTCATACATTAAATCTAAAGTTCTAAGACCTCTATCGTTTGTTTGTAATCCTGACAAAGCGTCTAAAAATTTAGTAGTTCCTGATTTTGATCTAAAATCATCAGGAGTTCCAGAAATAGTAGTTTTAACTTCAACAATCCCTTCAGGATTATCTATTAACTCGTACATAACTTCGCCATTTGCTCCAACTTCATTAGTTGGTTTGTAATATTGCGGAGGATTTAAGCTACCATCTTCTTCATTTATAGATTGAATAACATAAGCATCAAAAGCATTTCCTTCTAATTCTCCACTAGGTCCTTTCATACGAACTTGTACACTTCTAGGTTCAACACCTTTCATTTGATAATCTGTCCATTTAGTTTGAGCTGATTTTAATGAATTATTATAAGCAGTCATTAAAGCTTTATCCGCAGCTATTTCAGCATCATAATCTTTACCCGCTACCTGCATTAATAATCCTCTGTTAGCGTCAAACACTGCTTTTCTTTCTAAAGTTTGTTTTGCTTCTCTTTGCATTTTTGCATTAATTAATCCAACAGCATTTGCTTTAGCTTCTTTTCTTCTAGCTCCTTGAATAGCGGCTAGATCATTTGTTAGTCCTTGACCCGCAGCAGAGATAGAAGCGCCTATCTGTCCACCTCGTGTAGGCTGCATTAAAGCAAAACCTGCTTTAGCAATGGCTAGATTTCTTTCATTAGTAAAATCACTTTTGCCATATACTTTTTCTAATTCTTCGTCTGAAATTTGAGGAGCGCCATATTCTGATAAATATGACTCTTGATCTAAAAGAAAAGGTAAGTATGCCTCCATAGCACTTGGATTACTTAAAGTTGGAACTTCAGGAAAAAAATCACTGGGTACTAATCGTGGATAAGCACCTGTTGTTTTACCAGATGATACTATATCTTCTGACACTATATCTTCATCTTCAAAAAAAAGTTCGTCTGTGTTAGATCCTGAGTAATCAACCATTTCAGTCTCCTAACTTTTTTGATTCATTAAACCATAAGCACTCATTGCAGCCCCTATACCCCCTGTAAGAGGATTAGTATAAGGTAATGGTTTTTGAGTTAAGGTTTGACTGACAGAAGGAACGCCTGCTAATACATCACCAAAATAACTAAGTCTGTTATATGGATCTAAACGTTTAGCTTCAGACACTCTAAATTGTTCATCAAGTTTACCTTGATCAAATGCTTGTCTTCCTGTTCCAAAGTTAAACAATTGACCTAAGCCTTGTCCTTGTAAATTAAATTGTTGTGCACCTAAAGAAGGAAACATACTTGCTGCACTCATGTCTCGTGCTCTTGCAGATTCAAAAGTTCCTATTGCTTTGTTTTGAGCTTGTTCAAAATTTTGTGCTAGATCTTGAAATATTCTTCGTGATTTAATATCTTGTAAATTGCTATCTAATTGTGATTTTTCTACCGCAAATCGTGACCCACCAAACGCACCACCTTGTACAGCATCCCCTGCTAATTTATTTTGTGCTAATTGAGCTTGTTGATCCATTTGCTTTAAAGCTTCATTAGTTACATCAGCCTGATATTGATTTTGAAATTGTTTATAGTTGCTAGTGCTTGGATCATATTGTTTTTGGGCTGATTCTAAAGCACCTAAGCCTGCTTTAAAATAAGGATCAAAACTAGCACCTGCTCCCGTAGGTAATCCTGTTTTTGGATCAATTCCCATGTTAGCCGCATATTGATCCATTGCTCCTGTTTGAAAAACATCTAATCCTGCAATTCCTCTTTCAGGAGATGTTGTTCCAGGTTGTTTAGTTAAGTCAAAAGCACCTTGTAAAAATCTTCTTCTAAAATCTTCAAGGTAAGGAGCTTCTCTTGTTATTTGTGTATAATCTTCGTAGGCCATTAGCTTAATATTCCTTTTCCTTTAGATGATTCTGGATCCAATTTGTTCATCAAATTGTACATTGCCTTAGGACCACCAGCGTTGTCAACTGCTTTAGCTGTCATAACAAATTCACCGTCACTTAACATGGCTGGTATCTTATCATCTTTTGGTCCACCAGGCCCAGTTATTTCTCCAAATTTAGGAGGAAAGTATTGTGTAATGCCAGGGTTTTCTTTTATTTCGTCCATCATTTCTCCACCTGTCATTTGTGGATCAAATATTTCCCCACCAACTGCTCTGTTTAAAACAGGTTGTTGATTTACTTGAAAACTCATTCTATGAGGAGCACCTCCAAAATTAAGAGCTGCAATTCCTCCTTTATTAAAACCTTTGCTAATTGAAACATCTTCTATAATTTTACCGTCATCATCTATTTTAAAATTTTTGTACTCACCATCTTTTGTTTGATAATCATAATATTGTTCATTAACAGGATTGTATTGCATGCCTCTAAAGTTATCTTCTGCGAAAGGGCTTCCCCCTGTAACAGAATCATATTTTTTATCTATTAAAGATCTGTATGCGTTAATGTCAGCTTTAGACATGTCTTGATTTTCTAATTGATTTTTAGTAAACAAACCTATTAAAGCAGGTATACCGTATTTCTGTACTAAGTCATTACTAAGTATTTTTCCTAAACCTCCTCCACCTAATATATTTTGAGCAGTTCCTAATAAACCTGATCCTTCAACCGCACCTTGAGCCATTCCTTGTGTAACACTACCTGGAACCGCTGCTTTGTCAAAACCTCCTATAAACTTTGAAAAATTACCACTTCCTGGTTTAAAAAAATTACCTAAACCACCAAGCATTGCTCCTTGAAGAGCACCTTTTTTACCACCATACTGACCCAGTAGAGCGCCAATTCCTGCACCTATAAGAGGATTAGCAGAAAGCATTCCCGCAATAGGGGCTGCGATTGGTGCAACTTTTTTTACTGTTTCTCTGACTTTTCTAAAAAACTTCTTAAACATGTACTCCTTGGCAATTCATGATATTGTCTGATTTTGCAAGGAAGGTTAACCTTGGGACATTAAACCTATTTTATTATATATTTATAGGTGTTTTTATTATAATGTGCAATGAGAAATATGAACTTTGACATTAAGAAAGTGCCGATGGTCCGTGTAACGTGGCTCGATGCCCGTGATACAGAGACAGGTTGGCTAGATATAAAGGACGTTATGGGTGCTCCTTTGGCTACATGTCAAGAAGTTGGGTGGATGGTACACAACAATGATGAGAAAATTATTGTCATGAGATCTTATAGTAAGGACAAAGAAGACATATCAGGTGGTGGTGCTATTGCTATACCTAAAAGCTGGGTTATAAAAATAGAATATTTAGAGGTAAGTTATGGAGAAAGAAGCAGCAATCAATAGTTTATTTGGTGAAACTATTTATTACACAAACATTGTAAACGACGACAAAAATACAGCAAAGCATGTTGAATCTTTTGTTAAAGAAAAACCTGGAAGAACAGCAGCCACGACTGATGTCAAAGGTAATACGATGTTTACTGATTTAGAAGAAGCTAAAGATAATTTACACAAAGATAAAAAATACAGTAACTTGTTTAAAGGAATAGCAACAAACATTAACGCTTTTTTAAAAGCAAAAGGTTACA